GATGTCAAGGGCGTTGACCCCATACATCTCAGCGATCTGGTCACGGATTCCCGACTCGAAGTTGTTGCGCTCCCGGTCCACATCGTACCCCGCACGGAACTGGTCGGTCATGCGCTGACCGGAGCGGAAGAAGCCACGGCTCTCAGCGGCGTTCCCTGCCCCCTCTACGGCTCTCTCACGCTTGTCTGCGTAGGCTGGTAGCTCACGGCCCAACTGGCGCACCAAGGCGCTTACACGGGTCCCTAGGACGTTGTTGAGGGCACCCTCTTCCACGCCTGCCCCGCGGAGATAGGCGAGGTAGGCCGGATCGGCAGATGCGCTCTGCATCGGCTTCACGGCGGCGGCAGCGGGTGGAGGAGACGCCGGGGGGAGACCAGGCCCGCTAGCAGTCATCGACTGCACCCGCTGCCCACCGCCAGGTCGCTGAGAGGGAGAGAACGTGTTGGTAGGCACCAAGACAGTCTAGCAGATGCGTCACACAGTGAAAGGGACTGAGATTCAGAACCGGGTTTCGTCAATCGCCCAACCACCGCTGCGGGGGGTGTAGTAGAACACCCGCACCGCCGATGCGGCGCCGCCGTGGTAGTCGCCGGAGCCGAGGGTCGTCTCAGCCCATGTTGGGGAGGGCGGGCCACCGGAGTCAGCGTCAATCAGGACACTCGACCCGTTTATGCCAGGGTCGGTATACGCACCACCAGCAGCCCCACCAGGGGCGCCGCCACCGCCGCCACCGATCCCGACCCCGCCGCTCCCGCCCAAACTGACTGATCCCGCCGACCCCGTGCTGTAGGATGGGCTGGGCGGTATCTCTGTCGTCCCACCGTCATAGGTCCACCCGCCACCACCAGGGCTGAGAGCAACCAGCGTTCCGTTGATCCACAGCGCCGAGGCACCACCACCGGCACCCGCGAACCACGAACCGTCGAAGCCGCCATCGCCACCGAGGATCGGGCTGTTCCCCTGGTGGCGATGGCGGTGCTCCACCCCGAGCGGGGGCCGCCCGCTGCAAGCACGATCTCATCACCTGGCGTGACAGCAAACCGCCGGGTGTGCATCACGGGGGTCTGGTAATCGTCGGGATCGTAAGGGGTGTAGTAGAGGGCGCCACCGAGCGCACCGAACACCTGGAACGTGATCGCCTCGACCCCGGCCGGGACAGTGAACCGGCCAACCCTCCCATCAGGGTGACCGGCCGGCGCATAGTGGGCGTACTCGTTCCCGAACCAGCCCTGGTACATGACGCCGGGGGCGATTTCGAACGCGGCCCCATCGAGGTCGTAGGCCTCAACGTCGAAGCCGTCGAGAATCACAGCGACATCTCGAACCGGATCGAGACCGAGGCGGACCCGCTACCGGAGGTGAACGCCACGGTGAGTCGGCTCGAATCAGCGGTGAGCATTTCGTCGAAGTCCACCGTGACAGCGGTGGGGGCGCTGCTCCAACTGACCGAGTCGACCAGGCTGCCGTCGATGTAGACCCCGACCGTTGCGTCGTCGCTACCGGCCGCCACATCGCAGCGGGCGCCGACGAGACGGGTATCGGACGGGGGCACGAACGGTGCCGAAGGTTCATCGAGGGTGATCACTCCGCTATGCGTGAACCGGTGATAGGTCGAACCCCGGGCACTCTGTGCCCCCGTGGACTTCGACACCGGCCGTTGCTGCCGGCGCTTCTCCCGCTCATGGTCAGCGAGGATCGAAGCCAAAGTCGGCGGGCCGGGAGGCTGCGGCAACCTGTCGGGAGTCGGCATCAGTTCAACACCAACTGACCGGCTTCGACGTCGAGAGCGACCTGACCGACCCGCACCGGTGTGTCACGGGGCAGTCGGACCTTGCCGATCTTCATCGTCCCGGTGATCGTGTCGCCCTCGTTCACGGTGCCGAGCAGATCGTCGGAGACGGCGAGCTGGTCGAAACTGATCTGCGGCTGCGACACCTCATCCCAACGCTGCACCGCAATCCGATCCAACGCCGACAGCGGTGTGTCTGCGGGCGGCTGCCAGAAATCGTCGTAGGTCAACCCTGCCGTCCGCGACGTGTCCCAGTAGCCACCCTCGGGCCGGTCCACGCCATCACCGTCACCCGGGACGACGACCTTCGCTGCAATCGTCGACTCGTCGTGGACCCAGCCGCCAGCGTGCACCGAGCGTTCGTGCAGGGAGATGTTCGTGTGATCCACACCGATCCGCTTGCCGACCTGCAGGACCCGGCGGGCAGGGTCGATCCGCCAATCCAACCCATCCGAACGCGACGTGTATTGGTTGAGGAAATCGGTCCACTGCTTGTGGTTCAGATGCCGTTCGCCGAGCACTTCGACGGTGCCCGAGTAGGTGAGGATCTCGAACCCGATCCCGAACCCGATGCCCTGCCCCGCGCCGCCCTGCATGTGGTCGAGCCCAGCTTTGATGTGGTTCACCAGATCCTTGCCCGGTGACGGGATACCGGTCGTGTCGTTCTCGAGCGCACGGACGTCGTCGAACTTGGTGTCGCCGTGGTCGCCGGGTGACCAGAGGGTGACGGTGTCGAAGTTGACGATCCCGACCCGTTGACGGGCGTAGGCGGTATGCCGTTCCCACACGTCGAACTTGGTTTGCCCGTCCACGACGATCGAAGCCTCGGCGATCACCGTGCCACCGGAAGTGCGGGTGGTGATCGTCGCGATGCGGGTCCCGATCGGTGTCCCCTCTGGGACCTTCGCCATCAACGTCAGGTGGACCGCTGGGGCGACCGGGCGGGCAGGTGTGAGGAACGAGGCTTGGGCTGCACCGTTGCCGGACAGGACCATCGACCCGCTACCGCGGACCTTGTCGGCGGTGCTGCGGGCCTTCGACGCCGAACCTGCGAGCACCCACCCGGGCAGCGCAGCGGCATCCATCGACCCGGTGCCGCGCAGGAGGTCTTTGCGTTCAGCGGCACCAAAGAACTTGCGGGCCAGATGCCAGCCGAGATCCATGCACGACAGATCGACGACCCCGGAGGTGGAGATCGTCGCCGAGATCGGCGGGCCCGCCCAACGCAGCACACCGTCACGCCACCACTGCACCTCGCGGCCGATCAGCCGCATCACCCCAGCACCATCCACAACCGTCCCAGGCGTCACGAAATGGTCGATCGCATCGTTGTGAGCGGAGAGCCGCACACCCATCGACCCGACCCCGTTGAGCACCCACGACGGCTTGTCGACAGTGGCCCCACGGATCTGACAGAGCCGCTTCTGACTGGTCGTCTCCACCACGATCAGTTCGTCCGTGTGCCCGTCCGGGTAGATGACCGGGATGGTCGGCCGGTACCCGATCCGCGGCGTACCGGTGACGACCCGGCAACGGCCACGCGACGGCAGCAGAACACGGGCGGGGGCTTCGGGTGCGAGCGTCACGGGCGAGCCGGCCGGTAGCGGAATGACGCATCCCCTGGACCGGTCGCCGTGTAGGTGACGGTCTGACCGGGGAGCAGCGAGAAGAACTGGGCGGGCAGGTTCGTGGCGCCGCCGTCGAACAGATCGAACAGGTTCAGCACCCCGGCCAAGGTGGTCACGAGCGAGTGCGGCGTCGACTCTACGAGCAGGTCGTACCCGTCGGCCGTCAGCCCGGTGTAGCGGATGATCTGATCGTCGTAGCCGTCCGTCGCCAACGTCAGCCGCGGGTTCGTCAGTTCGCCGTGACCGATCCACCGCCACCGCTGCGACGGCGCCCACCCGCCAGCAATCACCACATCGTCACCCGACGCCAGCCCGGTCACTTCGACCTCGGCCCCGTACACCATCGGATCGGTTGCCTCGTAGGCGATCTGCATCCGGCACGCCCGGTAGCGGTCTCGGGTCTCGAAGTCGGTCGGGACGCTGCGGTTCACGACCCGGGCGAACACGGTGAGCTCGTCCTGGCCTTCGATCGTGAAGTCGAACGGGTCCTCTGTGACCCGGTCCGTGGTGCCCCAGGTGACCGCGTAGATCGCTGCGAGGTTGGCGGCCATGTCGGCGTCGGAGTCGGCGAACACGATCAGGTCCACGACGAACGAGCCGATGTCGGAGAACGTCGGCGCAGCCCCGGCGCCGTCGATGCCACCGGAGATGTTCGCGGCGACCAGCGCCCGGTTCTCGATCCCCTGGATGGCGAGGACTTGGAAGTCGGTGCCGAATGTGCCCCAGGTCTGGCCCTTCCATGAGACGATCACGATGCCAGCACCCCGTGTGCGTTGCGCATCGACCACAGCTCGAGGTCGCGGACGGTGCGCCGTGCGTTGTCGCCGAACACCACGGGACCGTTGAACACCATGCCGCTCCCGCCGCGCTGGCCGGGGGTCAGGACTTCCTCACCATCACGCAGCAGCGCGAGGCCTTCGGTGGCACCGGGAGGCGCCCGGTAGATGCCACCGGAGTGCAGTGTCGGGATGTCCGGGGTGCTGATCGTGTTGCCGCCGATCTTCTTCCCGAACGCCGAGATCGAAGGGAGCGTGAACGAAAGGTCGTTCCACTTGCGGATGATCCAGTTGATGGCTGCCTTGAACGCGTTCTTGATCCCGTCGAACAGACCCTTGGCGGCGGTGCTGACCTTCCCCGGCATCTCCGTGAACCGGTCGATCACCCACTGAATGCCCCAGGAGACGGCGGTCTTGATGCCCTCCATGGCCAGCCCGGGCACCTTCTTGATGCCGTCCCACGCACCGCGCCACATCGCATCGAGCGTCTCGAGCGTCACGGAGATCGCCAAGCGGATGAGCTCGAGCCCGTACTTGACGAGTCCCTGAATGGCGTTCCACACGCCGGAGGCTGTCTGCTTGATGCCCTCCCAGACGCCGGCCCAGTCGCCGTGGATCAGCGACGTGACGGTCTTGATAATCCCCTGAATGGCGGTCATGACACCGCCGATGTACTGCTGGATCGGACCCCACACGCGGCGGGTGAACGACATGATGTTGTCACCGAAGTTGGCCCACAGCGTCTTGATCACATCGACCACGCCACCGATCACAGTCGACATGGTCTGAGCAGCCTTCTGGATGCCCTCGAACAGCGACTTGGCTGTGGCCGTGACGGTCGGACCGTTGACCTTCCACCATGCGGACACGGCGTCGAACGCCTTGGGCAGCTTGTCGCCCATCCATGCGGCGACGCTGGTGAGCGCCGGGGTCAGCTTCGTGGCGAGCGTTTCCTTCATCTCGCCGAACTGGGCCTTGAGCTTGTTCTGGGCCTGGAGCGCACCGTTGCCGCCCTTAGCAAACGCCTTCTGGGCATCAGTCGACTTGGCGAAGATCAGCTCTTGCGTGGCGACCGCTTGTGCCTGTGCGAGCGCAGCGCCGGTGAGCTTGTCCTGCCCCTTCGCCGCGAGCTTGGCGTCGACCTCGTTCTGCGAGATCGAGATCCCCAGTTCCTTGAGGCCGTCGCGCTCGCCGAGCATCGCCTTCGCCAGCGTGTCCGACGCCGCGGCTGCGCTGACCTTGCCGCCCGACCACGACGACAGAGCCCCGGACAGACCGACGACCTCCTTCGACATGTTCGCGGCCTCGGCCGAGGTGAATCCCATCGGCTTGAGCAGGTCGCCGAACGACGCTGCCTGACCGGCCAGTTGGTCGTCGGTCATGCCGAACGATTCGGCGTTGTTGTCGGCCCACTTCTGGACGTCGGCGTTCGATCCCTCGAACACGGTGGCGGCCTTCTGCTTCCACGCTTCCAGTTCGGCGCCGGTGCCGAGCAGTTCCTTCCCGATGGCGATGCCTGCGAACGCGCCGCCGATCGCGACGGCGCCACCGGTAGCGACACCGGAGAACATCGCCTTGAACTTGGAACCGGTGTTCGACGACGCCTTGCCGAAGGCTCGCTCCGTGTTGCCTGCGGCGGTCGTACCGGCACCACTGAGCTCGCTGGTGATGTTGCCCTTCATCCCACGTGCGGAGGGGATGAGGGAGATGTAGGCGGAAGCCAGTTCGGTTGCCATCACACCTCCGTTTCGGGTTGCTGCTCGCGTAGGCGGGCTAGTAGTTGCTCTGGACTCATCCGCGACCTGGACGACTGGTGCGGCTCGAGGCCCATGAGGGCACCGAGGACCGGCGTCGGTTGCGGACCGCGGGTCTTCGGCGCCAGTTCCAGCCAGATGCCGAGGTGGAGCGCGTCGACGGTCATGGCTGCGATCTGTGTGGCGAGCGGGATGCCCGCATCACCACCGACCAACGAGCGGACGTACGCGGACTCGGGCGGTAGCTGCGTGATGAACACCCGGAGGCGCCGCCAAGGCAGACGGGGTGTACCGAGGTCGGCCCACAGGTGGAGCCCGTGGTACCGGTGCAGGTCGGCCTCCAGCGCGTCGGGATGCTCCGACAGGATCGCTAGGAGGCCGCGTCTTCCCCCGGCGTCGACCCCTCATCACCCGGTGCGGGTGGTTCGTCGCTGATGGCCTTGATCGCCTGGGCGAGCAGGACCGCCGACCCGCCCACAGCGACGAACCCGGCGTAGTCGTCGAGCATCAACGGGGCGAGAGCGAGCATGTCGTCCTCGTCGGCGGCCACGAACTTGGCGTAGTCGTCGTCCGACATCAGTTCCGGTGGGACCAGATGGAACGTCTTGCCTGCGAACGTGACCGGGCGGGAACGCTCGGTCTCGATCTTCGTCTTGAGCGCGTCGAGGTCGAAGGGGTCTGCCATGAGCGGGCCTTTCGTTGGGAGCGGGCTGGTGAACGGCAGGTCCGGGGCGCCCGCTCAAGGAACCCCGGACCGGCCGACTCAGGAGACGACCGCGGCAGGGTCGGTGGTGATCTCCGTGTAGAGCAGCCCCGCAGCAGACGGGTAGATGTTGATCGTGAGCTCGAACATCACCATGTCCTCGTCGCCGGCCTTGATCTCGGCCACTTCGACGACCTCACCGCGGGCGATGTGGATCCGGCGCTTGTAGGTGCCGTCCACCTGGGACAGCACGAAGGCACGCTCCAAGGTCTCGGGCACGTAGATCGCACGGGTCGTGAGACCGGTGGTCGTGGACTGGGTGGACCCCGGGTTGATCAGCGGGAACGCGTTCTCGTTGGACTCGAGCGTCGTCACCTTGAACGACCGCTTGTGCTTCGAGCGGGTGGTGCGGATCAGCACACCGCCGGACGCGTAGTGGTCCTTCGAGTCCTGCTCGCGCTGCTCGGTGAAGCCGTCTTCGGTGACGAACCCCAGATCCTTGAACGCGACGTCGAGCGACGTGGTCACGTCGGTGGGGGCGGTGGTTCCGACTGCGCCGGCGTAGACGGTGGAGTCGACCCAGATGCGTGGGTTTGCGGTGGTGCCCATGGTCAGGCTCCTTCGTGGTTGGCGCTGTCAGGCGCGGCGGGCGAGCGGGCTTCGATGGCCGCGACGATCTCGGCCTTCGTCTTGGCGCCGTCGAGGGGGATGCCCTCGGCTTCGGCGTAGGTCTTGAGGTCTGCGACGGTCGACGGCAATCCCTCGGGGACACGGGCGAACCCGTCGCGCAGCAGGCGGATCGCCGTGGCGTCGTCCACGTCGGCGGTGACATCGAGGTCGACACCGGTCTCGTCGACGGCGGCAGGGTGGGCGATGATGATCTTCACGGGTGCTCCTATGCGGGAGAGGCGCCACGGAGGGCGATGTTGAACGTCTGCGTGTAACGCGGCTGGTCCGACAGGTCGTCGGGGAGAACGCCGGGGCCGGCCTGCTCGGTCACCTGGTAGACCGCGACGCCGTTCACGACTGAACCGCAGGCGCCGCCGATGTGTGCCCGTGCGAGCTGGGCGAGGTCGTGGGCTGCCTCTTCGGTTGCGCCCCAGGATTCGACGGTGATCTGGGCGTTGTCGGTGACGAGGTTCTTGCGGGGGCCGCCGGTGCGCTGGACGGTCACGAACGAGGCGGGCCGAGGGTTCGGGGCCTTGGACCGGACAGGGACCGGCAGCACGGCGTCGAGGATGCGGCACACGACATCGGTGGCATCGGGAAACACGACGACGGCACTGGTGGTCATCGGCCGGCGTCCAGTGCCCGGGTGAGTCGGCGGTCCTTGGCTTCACCGCGCTTGGCCCGGTTCGTGGCAGTCCAGACACCACCACGGGCGCGCACTGGGCCGACGGTGACGCCGGACTTCATGCCTTCGCCTGCGGCTGCGGCGATGCGGTCGACTCGGCGCTGGACATCGCCCTGCACCTCGCTCGACCGCAGGAGGTCCTTGACGCCGGCGGGGTTCAGCTTGACGGTCACGTCTCTGGGCATCAGCCGTCCACCCTCTCGAGGTCGATCACTGTTCCGTCGGCCGTGTCGGTGAACGGCGAGACGTACACATGCGGCTCCCCGGTGACCGTGTAGCGGAGCCCGCGTGCGACGATCTGATCGTTCGCTCGGATGTCTGGGGCTGGCCCTGGCCGGTAGAGCTTCGGGGTGGTGACGACTGCGGTTCGCCCATCGTTGTCTTCGATGGATCCGCCAGGGTCGACCGCGCAGTTACCGACCTCATGGGTCGGCTCGTCCGGGTAGGTGTCGACGGTGTCGCCGTAGCGGCTGCTGGTGGCCGTGGGCCGGTAGACCTGGACGGTCTCCCCCTTCGGGTACTGGATCACGGCTCAGGGTCGAACAGGGGGAAGCCGGCGATGTCGGCCCCGCATGAGCAGTAGAGCGCCCCGAAGTTCAGCGAGCAGGAAGCCGAATGGGCCGCACTGGTGGCGACAGTGTCGACGGAGAACGCCTTGCCCCCGCCACCCTCAGAGCAGAGCGCCTTGAGGTCGTCCAGCTCCGACGGCAGGAACATGCCCTTGCGGGCGGCCCGGGTGTCGGTTGCTGCACCGAACGGGCCGGTGGTCACCTGGGAGTAGGCGCCGGAGCCGGCGTCGTTCCACCGCAGGATCGCCCCGCGGATGATCGCCTTGGCCGCGGCGTCGTAGGTGAAGTCCTCGGAGGTGATGCACGGGGCCGTGAGTGCGGCCAGTGCCAGGGCGTCGGCGATCATCGCGTCGGCCTTCTCTGTCTCGATGGTGGCGAAGGGGGCCAGGTCGGCTGGCGTGATCGTTACGGCAGGCATTCCCGGCCCCCTTCTGCTACTTGCCCGAGGTCGCGGCAGAACCGCGCTTCGAGCCGGTGGGCTTGGCCGGAGCGGGGGCAGCCTTGACGGCCTCCCACTCCGAGCCGAGCACCTTGTCGTCACGGACGCTCACGAGAGCGCCCGTCCTGGTGTTGCGGTACTTCGCCATCACGCAGTGTCTAGGCGAGGTCGTGGATCTTGGCCACGGCGTTGAGGTCGGCGATGCCCCAGCCGTAGACGACCTCCGCACGGAAGGCCACCTGGTTGTTGCGCTGGAGGTCGCCGGAGCCGTCCGGGTCGCCGTACTCGATGAGCTTGAGCCCGATGGACTTCTGGACGCCCCACCGGATGGTGTCGAAGTTGCCGACGAACGCCAGCACCTTCGTGTCCACGGCGAGCACGCTGGTGGCGCTGACGGTGTTCGACACCGACGCTCGGTGACCGTCGAGCTCGCTGACCTCAGTCCCGACGACGAAGTTGGGATAGAGCTTCTGCTCGGAGTTGGTGCCGCGCAGCGACGTGAACAGCGAGGCGTAGGCCGGCGAGGCGGCGATGTCACGAGGCGCGTACCCATCGGCCATGACGAGGGCGTCGGCGGCGTCGAGGCTGACGTAGGGCTTGTTGGCCGCGACGTACTCCACCAGGTTGGTGGTGTCGGTCAGGCCCCCGTTCATGGCGGCGACGACGGCACCACCCGTGGGGTTGATCTCGTGGAAGACGCCGAAGTCGAGCGCCCGGGAGAGCGACGGCTGGACGAGGTCGAGGATCTCGTCGATGACCTCGAGCTGCCGGTCCTCGTTGGCCCACAGGACCTCTTCGTTGAAACGGAGGGTCTTGTGGAACTTGAACGGCTTGATCGGCTTCGACGTGGGGGTGACCGTCGAAGCTCCCTTGGCGCCGCCCTCGGCGACGTACTCGGCCTCGCCGATGTCGAAGGTCCACGACTCGCCCTCGCCGAAGGTCATCGGCGTGGGGGTCGAGAGGGTGGCAACGGCGGAGCCGTTCTTGATCTTGCCCAGCCAGGGGTCGATCTTCTGCTTGGGGATGGTCAGTGAGCCGGTTGCGAATGCAGCCATGGGAGGTTCTCCTTGTGAGTGTCAGGTGCGCTGGGGGAACAGGCCACGCGCGAACTCGCGCATGTCGCTGTCTTGACCGCCTGCGGGCGGGTTGGTCCCCTCTCG